ACAAAACCTAATAGACGAAAGTTTGGATGTAAGAGATTTTGTGCAAAAGAAACATAACTTTGACCATATCCCGAAAGAAAAGCGTGTAAAAGTCTTTAAAATAGCAAAAGACGAAGAAATAATCGAGAAGATTAAACAACGAGTAGAAGAATGTAGAGAGTATTATAACAATTTAATAGAAAATTTATGAAAAACGAATTAAAAGAAATGGGATATTACATTAATGTAAGCAGACCCGACCAAGTTGTTCAAATCAAAGCTATCCAACGTGGTAAACTTTGGTATGAGGTAATAAGACAACACGACAAAAACACGATAGCAGAATTTTGCTGCAGTCAAGAAAGATTTAAGAACCTTTATATTGAAAAGAAATGAGTAAAACAAGCGTAAAAAGTAAATTAGAAGTCTTAAAACAATGGCTTCAAAGTATAAATCCAATAAAATATATTAAGTAAATGGAAAAGAAAGACAACAACGGGGTGTTATTCACAAATAACAAGCGAGAAAAGGAAACGCATCCGCATTACAATGGCAAAGCTACAATTAACGGAACTGATTATTATGTTTCAAGTTGGGTTAAAGAAGGTAAAACGGGCAAGTTCCTAAGTTTAAGTTTTAAACCTGTGCAGGAACAAACGCAAGGCTCAAAACCTAAATACGGCAACAAAGATTTTGATGATTTTTTAAGTAACTTATGAAAGAACAGGCAAAAGTTTTAAGCGAAGCAAATGAAGTTACCAGGTCAATGGTTCGTTTTTACCTACAAAAACACGAATTAAGCCTTAACGCTTTTTCAAAGATTGTAGATATAAGACAACCTAACTTACATAAGTTTATGAACGGCAAAAGCCTTTCCAGTAAATCAATTGAGAAGATAGGTGAGTTTTTTAGTAAATAACTTAGGTTCGGCAAAACCAACAAAAAGGCGGAACGTAAAAAATTCCGTCTTTTTTTTGTTTATATAGTTGTTATATTAAAAAGAATAGTTATATTTGTAGACAATTAACAATTAAAAATTAGAAATTATGAAAGATTTAACAAGACATTGCAGCGAGTGTGACGGTTGGGGAACTATTACAATAGAACACAACGGAACTGAAATTCCTTATTTACAAGACATAGTAGATTACGAATGTATGAGTTGCACGGGAACTGGAGTTGAATTAGACCCCGAACTAATCAAAGAACGAATTGACGAGATTAACGACATGATAGAGGGAATGCAAACACGAATGAGGTTACATTCAGACTTTATTATGACTGCAAAGAAAGGATTATTGCACGAATTAGCAGAAAAATACGTTTATAGGTTAGATACGTGTTCAAGAGCATTAGGACGTTTGTTGAACTATAAAAGAAAATTGCATAACTTAGTCGAGTGAAACTAAAAAAAACTGATGAATTAGCCTTCGGTGTCGCTTATAGAAAAAGCGGGGTCGTGGGCTTTTTCTTTTTATATTGGACTTTAGAAATTTACTTATGAGCTGGATAGAACAAGTAGCAAAGCACCATAAGGAATACATAAAGACGATTAAAAGTTTTGGAGAGGATTTTTACGCAGAAGATTTAGTTCAAGAAATGTACATTCGTTTTATCAATAAGGATAAAGAAAAAGCGGTTATCGTAAACGGGCAAGTAAATAAGTATTATGTTTATTTAACTTTGCGCTCTTTGTTTGTAGACTTCCATAGGCAAAAAAGCAGGGTTCATAAAGTCGGATTAAATGAAATAATGAACTTAGCTTATATTGATACCTTAGAAGAACACGAAGCATTTTGGCAACTTTGCAAAAGAGTAAATGAAGAAACTAAACGCTGGGAATGGTACGATAAAATGTTATTCGACTTGTATAGGGATAAAAATATGACAATGCGAGAAATGGAAAAGGCAACTAAAATAAGTTTACGTAGTATATTTTGCACGTTAAAGAATTGTAAGGATAGGTTAAAAGAAAACGTCCACGAAGATTATTTAGACTACGTGAATGAAGATTATGAATTAATATAAAATAAAATGGCAAGAAAAAGACGAACAAAAGCTGAAATATTAGCAGCTAAAATAAATGAAGAAGCAGAAAAATTAAATGTAACTGTAGAACAAAGCGAAGGTTTAGGCGATACTGTAGAAAAGTTTTTAGAAGTAACAGGAATTGCTAAGGTGGCGAAATGGTTATTAGGAGAAGACTGCGGCTGCGATGAGCGAAAAGCAAAGTTAAACCAACTGTTTCCTTATAAAAAACCTTTGTGTTTAGAAGAAAACGAATTTAGTTACTTAGATGAATGGTTTAGCAAAAACACGGATAGAGTAACCCCGATTGAACAAGTAGAACTATTTAAAATTCATTCAAGAGTCTTTCAAGTAAGAAACGAACTAACAAGCTGCCCAAGTTGCGTATTAGAAAGGATAGCAGATTTAAGAAAAGTTTACAACCAATATAAAAGCGATGCCGATACCTCAACCGAATCCTAACGAAGAAAAAAAAGACTTCATTCAACGGTGTATGTCTGACGATAAAATGGTAAGTGAATACGAAAACACGGAACAAAGATTAGCCGTTTGTTCAACAACTTACGAAGAAGCTAAAAAGTGAGCCTAACATTAAAAGGTGATTATTACATAGTATTTATGAACCCAGACTTACATAAAAGAGATTGGAACGCAATCCGTTTAGTAATGAAAGTAGCAGAAATAAATTATTGTTTATACATCGATTATAATATTAAGCAATTAGAATTACACTCAGTAACAAAAGAAGATTTTGAAACATATAAATACAACCCTAATTAAATGAAATTAGTAAAGATAAGCGAGGTTAAACCAAACCCAAAGAACCCAAGAATAATAAAAGACGGAAAATTCCAAAAGTTAGTTAAGTCTATACAAGAATTTCCTGATATGCTAAATAAACGACCTCTAATCGTTTTTACAGACACGGACGGTAAATATTGCGTACTTGGTGGTAATATGCGTTTAAAAGCCTTAAATGAGCTAAAATTTAAAGAAATACCCGTTATTATAGCAGACGAATGGACGGAAGAACAAAAAGCGGAATTTTTAATTAAAGATAACGTTGGTTTTGGAGAATGGGATTGGGATAGTTTAGCAAATGAATGGGACGTAGAAAAGTTAGACGATTGGGGTTTAGATTTGCCTGTTGATTTAAGCGTTCAAGAAGAACTTGAAGCCGAAGAAGATAACTACGAAATACCAAACGAAATAACAACCGATATTGTATTAGGGGATTTATTTGAAATAGGGGAACACCGTTTACTTTGTGGGGATAGTACGGATAGCGACCAAGTGGCTAAATTAATGAACGGACAAAAAGCGGATATGGTATTTACAGACCCGCCATATAGAGTTTCTTTTCAAGGACAAAGAATAAGTAATACAACAAAAGATGGTGTTGTTATTCACGGACATAAAGGCGCAAATACTAAACACGATGAAATAGAAAACGATTCTTTGAGTGAAGATGACTTTAAAGATTTTATGTCTGCGGTATTAAGTAATTTATTTTTATTTAACAATGGCGCTTGGTATATATGTTTTGCTTATTCCGAATTGCATTTACTATTAAATAGTTTAATTGACGCAGGTTATAAATGGAAAAATATAATTATTTGGATGAAAAATCAAGCGGCTTTGTCAAATATGGATTATAAAAGTAGATACGAACCAATTATTTATGGACAAAAAGGCGGTAACTTTTATGGCGAAAGATATAAACAAGAAGATATATGGCAATTTCAAAGAACTTTAAAAAATGATTTGCACCCAACAATGAAACCAATTCCTTTAATAGAAAATGCTTTAAATAATTCAAGTAAAGAAGGAATGAATGTTTTAGATTTATTTTTAGGTAGTGGTTCAACAATGGTAGCAGCACACCAACTTAAACGCAAATGTTACGGAATGGAATTAGACCCGAAATATTGTCAAGTAATAATTGACCGTATGAAAAAATTAGACCCAAGTTTAGTTATTAAGAAGAACGGAGTTGAATTAAAATAAATCACAATGGCATACGACAAACAAAAGATATACGAACAAGCAAAAGAAATGATTGTTAAACACCGATTGTTTTTCTTTGACGATATTATAGCTTACTTACCTATTTCTTCAAGTACATTTTACGCTTGGGAAATGGAAAAATCGGAGGAGCTAAAAGAATTATTAAATCAAAATAGAACTGAATTAAAAGTATCAATGCGTTCTAAATGGTACAAGTCAAACGCTCCAGCTTTACAAATGGCTTTAATGAAACTAATTGCTTCGCCTGAAGAATTACGTAAACTTGCTATGAATCACACCGTAACAGAAGAAGCTGAAAAGCCTATATTTAATAAACTGGATTTAGATGTTGACTAAAACAACAGCGCAAAAGAAAATAGCACAATTAAGAAAAAGGGTTAGGATAATTCAAGGCGGCACGTCAAGTTCAAAAACGTTTACAATACTTATTTTTTTAATTCAGTACGCTATTGACAACCCAAATAGTGAAATATCTGTAGTATCGGAATCAATACCACATATTAAACGGGGTGCATTAAAAGACTTCATAAAAATAATGCGTTGGATAGGTAATTTTAACGAAAGTAATTTTAATCAATCAAACCTTACTTACCGATTTACTAAAGGTAGTTACATTGAATTCTTTAGCGCAGACCAACCCGACAAATTAAGGGGTGCAAGGCGTGATATTTTATTTATAAACGAATGTAATAATGTTAACTTTGAGAGCTTTCAGCAGCTTAATATCCGTACAAAAAAATTTATTTATTTAGACTTCAACCCCACCAGCGAATTTTGGGTACACAAAGAACTAAAAGACGAACCTGATAGCGACTTCTTAATTTTGACGTATAAAGACAACGAAGCCTTAGACAATAGTATTGTTCAACAAATAGAAAAGAACCGTTTAAAAGCCGAAACAAGCGCATATTGGGCTAACTGGTGGCGTGTCTACGGATTAGGTGAAATAGGAATGTTAGAAGGCGTTATATTTAGTAACTGGAAACAAATAGACGTACTACCAAAAGAAGCTAAGTTAATTGGTATTGGATTAGACTTTGGTTACACGAACGACCCTACTTCTGCAATAGAAATTTACAATTATAACGGAACACGGATATTAAATGAATTAGTTTACCAAACAGGAATGTTAAACAGCGATATAGCTAAAAGACTTCCAAAACACGTACCTGTTTACGCTGATAGTTCCGAACCTAAAAGCATTGACGAGATAAGACGCTACGGAATAACAATTAAAGGTGTTACAAAAGGCAAAGATTCAATTAATTACGGAATCGATGTTATGCAACAACAAGAATATTTAATAACGGCAAACAGCGTTAATTTAATCAAAGAACTTAGGGCTTATTGTTGGGACGTAGATAAAGCAGGAACACGATTAAACAAACCTATTGACAATAATAACCATGCTATAGATGCGCTGAGATACCACGAAATGGAAACTTTAGGATTAAAAAGAAATTACGGCACATATAATTTACGTTAATGACAGACGACACACCGATAATGACCCAGGAAGTTGAGCATTATGTGTATATTCGAACGGGTAAACGTGTAAAGATAGTTTTTAACGACGCTCAAAGCATAAGAAAGCATTTAATGATGTTAGGCGAAGCGTATGCAATTGCCGTGTACTACAAGAAACATAATAAAACGTTTAAATAATATGAAGTTAGAATTAATCGTTCCAACAAAACTTAGTGAGATACCTTTAAAGCACTATCAAAAATTTTTAGCTATTGCCAAAAACACGAATGATGAAGTTTTTTTAGCTGAGAAAATGATACAATGTTTTTGCGGTATTGAACTAAAGAACGTAGTTAAAATTCAGTTTAAAGAAATCGAAGTATTAAGCCAGCATTTTGCTACGATGTTCCAACAAAAAAGCGAATTTAAAAACCGTTTTAAAGTTTTAGATACTGAATT